AACACGTCGAAGCGAACGGTGTGGGTCGAGGTGACCGGCGGTACCGTCACGGTGGTCAAGGTCGACAACGTCACGATCGGCGCTCGCATCGCCGGCATGTTCCTCGTCCGTCCGGGTAGCACCATCGCACTCACGTACTCGGTCGCGCCGACGTGGCAGTGGTTCGCCCTCGCGTAACACACCCTGAAGGAGGTTGGCGATGAGTCTTTCGAACACCGCGATTCCGATTTACTACGGTCGGTTTCGCGAAGCGGTTATTCGTGGTGACATCCCGGTAAACCGGGAGATCACGATGGAGATGAACCGTATCGATGCGCTCATCGCCAACCCGAACATTTATTACGATGACAAAGCTATCGATGGATTCATTCTCTACTGCGAGAACGAACTCACGCTAACCGATGGTGCAGATCTCAAGCTGCTCGAGTCGTTCAAGCTTTGGGCTGAACAAATTTTCTCTTGGTTCTATTTCGAGGATCGAGATGTGTATGTGCCTTCTCCTGATAATCATGGGGGAAAGTACATCACCAAAAGCGTACTGAAGCGACTCATTCTGAAACAGTATTTGATCGTGGCCCGAGGCGCAGCCAAGTCTATGTACGCCTCGCTGATCCAAAACTATTTCTTGAATGTTGACACGTCCACCACGCATCAAATCACTACCGCGCCTACGATGAAGCAGGCTGAGGAAGTCCTCTCGCCTATTCGTACTTCTATCGTACGCGCGCGCGGGCCCCTGTTTAAATTCCTCACCGAAGGATCCATGCAGAACACGACGGGCTCTAGAGCCAACCGTGTCAAGCTGGCCTCGACAAAGAAGGGCGTCGAGAACTTCTTAACTGGTTCGCTCCTCGAGATTCGTCCTATGTCAATCAACAAACTTCAGGGTCTTCGGACCAAGGTGTCGACGGTTGACGAATGGCTCTCTGGAGATCTCCGTGAGGATGTTATTGGTGCGATCGAGCAGGGTGCTTCTAAGCTTGAGGATTATTTGATCATTGCGATTAGTTCTGAAGGTACTGTTCGCAACGGATCCGGCGACACTATTAAGATGGAGCTCGCCACGATCCTCAAGGGAGAGTATTCAGCTCCACACATTTCCATTTGGCACTACAAGCTGGATGATCTCGCTGAAGTAGCCAACCCGGAGATGTGGCCGAAGGCAAACCCGAACATCGGTCAAACCGTATCGTATGAGACTTATCAGCTGGACGTAGAGCGGGCTGAGAAAGCCCCCGCGGCCAGGAACGATATTCTTGCGAAACGATTCGGAATTCCGATGGAGGGTTACACCTACTTCTTCACGTACGAAGACACGATCCCGCATCCGCCCAAAAGATTCTGGAAGATGCCGTGTTCTATGGGAGCCGACCTATCGCAAGGTGACGACTTCTGTGCGTTCACATTCATTTTCCCGATGCGTGGTGATAAGTTCGGTGTCAAAACTCTGAGTTACATCACCGAATTGACTCTGTTCAAGCTGCCGGGAGCTCTTCGAGCTAAGTACGACACTTTCATTGCTGAAGGAACACTTCACGTCTTTGATAGTGGTGCGGTTCTCGACATGATGGAAGTTTACGAACATGTCGATGCGCACATCCTGAAGTACGAGTACGACGTTCGATCTTTTGGATTCGACCCGTACAACGCGAAGGAATTCGTGACTCGTTGGGAAGCTGAGAACGGACCTTATGGCGTCGAGAAAGTTATTCAAGGAGCTCGCACCGAATCTGTTCCTTTGGGCGAACTGAAGATCTTGGCGGAACAGCGCCTCCTCTTATTTGATGAGGATCTGATGTCATTCACCATGGGTAACGCCATCACATTGGTTGACACAAATGGCAACCGAAAGCTGTATAAGCAGCGTCAAGACGAGAAGGTCGACAACGTGGCTGCCATGATGGATGCCTATGTCGCCTACAAAGCCAACAAGGAGCTGTTCGAATGACAATCCAGTACAACGAAGGACGCCCATCGCTGGAGGAGATTTCGCACTCCGGCGTCAAGGGCATGAAGTGGGGTCGGCGCAAGTCTGGTACCGGACCCAGTTCTGCTCCGAACGAAACTCGTCAGATCCACGATGCTCGGGATCGTGTCCATGCACAGGGCAAAGCGATCAAGAAGCAGCGGAAGGTCGTGAAAAAGACCGGCAGAGGCCAGAACGATCTGGCCAAGATGGAGATTTCTCTCCTGAGAAACCCCGACCGTGTCACAGCAGCCAAGCTCACCAAAGGCGAGGACTTCGCAAACCTGTTTCTCGGTGGCCCTGTAAAGGCCGGGTGGGAAAGAATCGGCAGCGAAGCCACACAGCACATCATCAAGAAGCAGATCGTTAACGCCGGCGGCAAGGTCTAGCTCAGCCACTATACATAGGAAGGAGGTGACTCATGGGCATACTCGACAGAGTAAGAAGTCTGAGGCATGCTTGGAACGCGTTCCAGAATCTGGACAAAGATCCTGTAGATCAGTTCAGTTATGGCGGAGGTAGCTATGCTGTTCGTCCAGATCGAACCAGGTTGACATTCTCGAACGAACGTTCGATCATCTCCTCCATTACTACGCGCATTGCAATTGATGTAGCGGCTGTCGATATTCGTCATGTTCGGCTCGACAATGACGGTCGATACCAGGACGACATTCGGGACAGCGGGATTTATAACTGCCTGACTACAGAAGCCAACATCGACCAGGCAGCTCGTCACTTTCGTCAAGACATCGCTACTTCGCTCCTCGACAAGGGAGTGATCGCAATTGTTCCTGTCGATACGACCATCAATCCGCTGACTTCGGGCGGGTACGACGTCAAGACGATGCGTGTCGGCGAGGTGAAAACCTGGTATCCGCAGCACGTCCGCGTAGATCTCTACAACGAACGAACCGGTCGTCGAGAAGAAGTCACACTGGCCAAGACCATCGTCGCGGTTGTCGAGAACCCGATGTACAACGTGATGAACGAGCCGAACTCCACTCTGCAACGCCTTATTCGGAAGCTAAACCTTCTGGATGTGGTCGACGATCAGACCAGTTCCGGCAAACTCGACATGATCATTCAGCTGCCTTACGTAATCAAGACCGAAGAGAAACGTAAACAGGCTGACCAGCGTCGTAAGGACATCGAATTCCAGCTCAAGGGCAGTCAATACGGAATCGCATACACCGACGGCACCGAGAAGATCACTCAGCTGAACCGGCCGGCCGAGAACAACCTGCTCAAGCAGGTCGAATACTTGATGGATCTTCTTTACAGTCAGCTCGGTCTAACAAAGTCCATCATGGATGGCACGGCCGACGAAAAAACTATGATCAACTACAACAACCGAACCATCGAACCGATTGTTTCGGCGGTTGTCGAATCCATGAGGCGCACCTTCCTCACCAAAACGGGACGCTCTCAGGGTCAATCGATCATGTCCTTCCGAGACCCCTTCAAACTCCTCCCACTCAGCGAGTTTGCGGAAGTCGTAGACAAGTTGACTCGGAGCGAGGTCGCAACGTCCAACGAGCTACGTCAAGGTATCGGTATGCGTCCGTCGAAGGACCCGAAAGCCGATCAACTCGTCAACAGCAACATGCCGCAAGCACCGTCGGTGCCTGCTACTTCTACACAGGAAGGAAATGGTCAAAATGACAGTAACCAAGGTCAAGTCTGACTTCAGTGGTTACGCCACGAAGGCCAACATCAAGTGCACCGACGGCCGTACCATCAAGCCTGAGGCTTTCCAGCACATGGACGGCGTGACGGTCCCCTTGATGTGGATGCACGGTCACAAGGACATCAACAACGTCCTCGGCCACGCGACTCTCGAGGCTCGCCCCGACGGCGTCTACGCTGAGGGTTTCTTCAACGACACCCCGAACGGGAAGATCGCCAAGGCGATCGTTCACAGTGGGAACGTCAAGGCGCTTTCCATCTGGGCCAATCAGCTGGTCGAGAAGGCCAAGCAGGTTCTCCACGGAGACATTCGTGAGGTCAGCCTCGTGCTTGCGGGAGCGAACAAGGGCGCCTTCATCGAGAACGTGGCGATCCGACACGGAGAAGATGACGTCGAAGAGCTCGACGACGAGGTTCTCATCTCTGCCGGCGAACCCCTCGAGCACGGGATCCTCAACATCGACGACCTCAAGGACGGCGAGGACGAAGACGAGGACGAGCTGCAGCACGCCACGGTCCAGGAGGTCTACGACTCGATGTCGGATGACCAGAAGGACTGCGTCCACCTCATGCTCGCCGCGGCGATGGAATCCGGTGGCAACGCAGCCCACTCCGACGGTGATGACACCGACGACACCGACGACACCGACAACGACGAGGGCGACCTCAACAAGGAAGGACTCCAACACATGAACGTCTTCGACAAGGACGGTGCCACCGGCACCACCGTGGTGAAGCACGAGCTCTCCCACGACGCGATGGCCGGCATCCTGGCCGACATGCAGAAGCCCGGACAGACCCTGAAGTCGGCGGTCGAGGCCTACGGCATCGCGCACGGCATCACGGACATCGACACGCTATTCCCCGAGGCCAAGAACCTCTCCAGCACCCCCGAGTTCCTGAAGCGTCAAGACCGTCGCTGCCGACATCACGATGGAGTCGGCGCGTGCGCTCGGTTACATCACCGGCAACTACAAGAAGGAAGAGTGGTTCGCCGTTTCGGCCCGGACCACCGGCCCGACCACGATCTACAAGAAGCAGAAGCTCGACCGCGACGACATCATCGACATCACTGACTTCGACGTCGTGGCGTGGATGAAGGGCGAGATGCGCCTGATGATCGAGGAGGAAATCGCTCGCGCGATCCTCATCTCCGACGGCCGTCCCGTGGAGGACCCGGCCAACCCCGGCGAGCCCAACCCGGACAAGATCGCTGACCCGGCCGCGGCCAACAGCGGCAACGGCGTGCGCTCGATCATCAACGAGCACGAGCTGTTCAAGACCGACGTCTTCGTCAACATCGGCGACGCCGGCTCGAAGCCCACCGAGGTGGCCGACGAGATCCAGAAGAACCGCAAGTACTACCGGGGCACCGGCATGCCGACGCTCTACACCACCGAGGAGAACCTCACCTACATGCTTCTGGCGCGCAACACGCTGGACATGAAGCAGTGGAAGAACGTCGAGGAGCTGGCGCAGGAGCTCCGGGTCTCGAGCATCGTCACCGTCGAGGTCATGGAGACCAACCAGGACCTGTTCGGCATCATGGTCAACCTGGCCGACTACAACATCGGTGCGGACAAGGGTGGCGAGCTGTCGCTGTTCGACCAGTTCGACATCGACTACAACCAGCAGAAGTACCTGATCGAGACCCGGATCTCCGGTGCGCTCACCAAGATCAAGTCCGCTCTGGTGATCTGGAAGACCGGCGCTGCGAACGTCCTGGTTCCCGACGAGGACATCGACGAGCCGACCTTCGTCGAGGCCACCGGCGTCGTGACCATCCCGACCGTCGCGCACGTGGTCTACAAGAACCAGGCGACTGGTGCGACCCTCTCCGCGGGTGCGCAGTCCGCTCTGGTCGCGGGCGCCTCGCTCTCGGTCAAGGCGTTCCCGGCCACCGGCTACTACTTCGAGACCTCGGAGTACGACGGCCCGTGGACGTTCACCCGCCCGGCTGCCTGAGCTAGGAGACACACCGAATGACTAGGTTTTTCGGTGCTGTCGGCTACGGCGAACAGGTGATGAAGTCGCCGGGAATCTGGGGCGACGTCATCGTAGAGCACAAATACTACGGTGATGTCAAACGAGATTCCCGGCGTTTCAGCGAAGGTCAGAGTATCAACGACGATCTTACGGTGAACAACACCATCAGTATCGTTGCTGACAAGTACGCGATCGACCATCTTCAAGCCATTCGGTATGTCGAGTTATTCGGGGAGCGTTGGAAGGTTTCTACGATAGATGCCTCTCGCGCTCCCCGTCTACTCTTGCAACTAGGGGGTGTTTACAATGGACCAGAGCCAGATCCAGTCACTCCTTGAGAGTATTCTGGGCAGTTCCAACGTCTATTTTCAGCCTCCAGATGGATTCAAGATGGAGTACGACGCGATTGTCTACCATCGGGACCTTGCGAACACCAGTTTCGCGGACAACAAACCGTACCGACAC